AGCTGCAATATCTTCCTGGGACTTAGTTCTCTCTTCTTCTGCTCTGGCTTTTAAAACCGCAATATCTTCCTGAGATTTTATTTTTTCCTCATCCACTGCCACTTTCATCTTGGCAATGTCCTTTTGAGATTTTACTTTTTTAGTATCTGTTTTATCTTTTTGTTTAAGTTTTGCTTTATCCAGAACAAGTTTCTTTTCAGCAATTTCTTTATCGTCTTGGTTCTCTTGTGCTCTGATCTGCAACTCTTGTTGTTTTAATTCTACCACTCCATCATCAGGTGGTGCCAATATTTCTTCTAAAGCTGGCATCACCATCTCCAGTAATTGTAGCTCAATTTGTGCTTTGAGTGCTTCTTTTTCTGGATTAGGTGGAGGAGGTGCGCCTGGTGGCATACCCGGAGGTCCCGGAGGCACTGGTCCGCCTGCTTGCATTTGTGGTGGCATCATGCCGTTTCCTCCTTGTGGCATAGGTTGTTGTTCCGGCATTTGTTGATCGGCTTGTTTCTGTGCTTCCAACGATATATGTTGAAATATATGCGACGTTAAAGTCGGCACCGTTGTCGGATTCATCATGGCCACAGGACTTTCAAGTAAAGTTAAATGCGCTTCAATATGCGTCATGTGTTCCTGTTCAGGAAAAGCCATAGGAGGAGAGCCCATCAATACTGAACCATTTTCTTGCGCAGGATCCACAGGAGCGGGAGGTGGTGGATCGGGCATTAATAGTGCGTCAATATTTTCTGAGCCCAGCGCCTCATACATGCGGCGATAGGATTCTTTGATATTGTGTATTTCTGGGTTACTTTGTACTAACTGTAGTTCCTGTTGAGCCAATGTTATACGTTGACTCATAGAAAAGAAGTTTGGATCAGAAACTGGAATGACATCAACGCGACCGTCAAAGTCCTGTTGCTTAATCATTTGATCGCCACCCGTTACCTGATACGGATATTCAGGAGGCAAAGACTCTGAGAACAATCTGGCTAATATCTTAAATTCTGTTTTTTGAGCATAGTGCAGTCGTTTGTGAACAGCTGACATGACTCTTGTGCCTTGCTCCAAAAGCGCCATGGTGGTGCCAACAGGAAGTTCCTGATTGCCTTCGCCTATTTGTAAATTGGTTATAGAAGCAAATCTTTGCCCAGCTTCAACACAAGAACCCATTAAAGCAAGTAGGGTTTGTGAAGGTTCTTTATAAGGCAAAGGTATCAAAGAATCTCGAAGCGCACCCCCTGGTGCATCTACATCACGAAACTCTCCTGGTTCCAATGGAGTTTCGTCGTCCCTGATTCTCAATCCCCTGGCTTTAAATCCAGCAGGAAGATTGGCTAGGGTTCCGGCATCTATGAGCTGTCTCAAGGCTCCGGTTGCGGTTCTGGAAAGTCCTCCAATCATGTGAATAAGTCCAAACCCGTAGAAACCCAAACCTGGGAGAAATTTGTAATGAACGAAAAACTGAATTTTTGTTTTCAGGGGATCGTTCGGATTATAGTTTCTACGGATCGCTAAAACTTGATTTGAAGTTCGGTCAACGGTAATTATATAAGGGAGATGAAAACCATCGGGATCTTCAAAACCAGGGATGTCCATGGACACATGAAACTCTAGGAGCTCATACATCATTTCATTAACGCCAGTGGTTAATCCTTCAAGGTCATCTACTTTGTCTTTGGGCTTACTGGCAATGTTCGTTTCACTAGGTTCCAGTGAAATGTCTCTATAAAACCCCGCTACTTGCTGTGTACGCACCTCGTTATAGGTCATTTTTACTATATGGGTCACTCTTTCACAGGTTTCAATGTCACTGGCGGTATAGGGCACCACTAAATCTTCAGTAGGCACAAAAGTGCTTACTGCTCGTTGTTTGCTTGGGTCAAAATAGACTTTTTTGAAAGCGGAACCTGCTAGGGGCAAATAAAACAGTAATTGGTCCATTTCAGGGGTATATTCCTGCATTACCGTGGTGATTTGGTAGTTCATAAACTCTTGCACGCGCTGCGCCTGAGCCTCGCTTTCAGGGTTTTCGAGCCCCATTATTCGGGTTTTTACGGGTCCTTTGGAAGGTAAAAGCTCTTTAAAGGCTTGGGCTTGAAATTGAGTAACGGATTCTGCCAGGAGGGGGTGGGTTACCCCTGATGCTCCCGGAAACGGTCGCTCACGGTCTTCATATTTGAATCCAAGGAGATCCAAGCCTTCAACATAGGTTTGTTCCCAATCGGCTCGACTGCTATGGTCATCTTCAAAATCTCCAACTAGGTCGTTGGCTATCAGCCCAAGGGCTGAATCGTCTATGTGTTCCGCTAAATTAGCATCAAAAGGAACCTGCTGCTGTTGCTGCTCCATGCCATAGGGATCAAAATTTATTTCAGCTGAACCGTCTTCTATAAAAGAGACAGCAGCCCCACTGTCCATGGGCAATGGTTCTTCGATCTCGACCGTTTGCCCAGCTTCGACATCTAAGTCAATCAGATCAGCAATACGATCTATGTTCGTCGGTTTATTTCCGCCAATTGTGGCCATTAGTTAGTTCTCCCAAATTCTCTAGGAAGGGGCTGTAAGTAATCCATTAAAACTTCTGCTGTTTGTTCTCCGAAACTTGGGTCTTCTGGCATCATAGTTGCTTCTGCCATTTTTGCAACGGCTGGAACTGTGCCAAGCGCTACTCCACCCTGTTTTATTATGCTGGTAATTTCACTGTTTGTCTCTTTTGCCAAGCGCTCCCACTCTATTGCTTCTTTAACTTTATTGACTTTTCTAGCTTCTATTGCCGCTTGCTGAGACCTGCGAAGTCGGGTAAGCATATTTTGTGCGTATGTTTGAGCAGTTGAGTCCGCAATATTTGGTTGTAGAGTTTTAATAGCTCTTTGAAGAAGCTCTCTTGCCGCTTGTTGCGTTGGTGATCTTAGTCTATAAGGAAGGTCAGTACCAACAAGACTTGCTTGGTCATAACGGCTATAGTTTTGCTCCCAAGGGCGTTGGGATTTTTTTCCAAAACTCGCTTCACTTCTGTTTTTACCAATGAATTGTCCGGTTTTGCCTTCCCGCATCATTTTGTCTGTTTTTTTCAGGGAGGCCTCCATAGCCTCTTTCATTTCTCTGTTTGCAGCTTCTTCTATCTCGTCCCATTGGGACTTGGGCTTCTTTCTTTTTATCAGAGTCGCAATTCCCTGCCCTATTTTTATTGGGTTGGCCATTAGTTAGTCCCCAAATATTCTGTTCCAGAGCAATAAATCTCCTATTCCTCCTTGTTCAAGGGGTTCTTCGTCAAGGGCTAAGTCAAATTCTGGCTCCTCATAATAGGGCGTTGTTCCTGATGGACCAAAAGCAGCTCCCATGCCTCCGCCCATGCCTGTTGCTCCTAGGGCTTCTTTGATAGCGTCTTCTTCGTTCCGAAACTCTGGTTGAGTTATCCAATCAGGTAGTTTTCCTTCTCTTGCTAAACCTTCCATTTCTGCGCCGCCTATAAATCCTAGGCCTGCGCCTATTGGAAACCCCATTTTTTTTAAAGCTCCTTTGACTATCTGCGCTGTTGATACCCTTTCAAGTATCACAGGGGGAACTCCATTGAGCATTGATTGAATTTCATCTAAAGCTGCCCTTTTTGTAGTCGCTGGAAGATTCATTTTCCCAAGGGACTGCTCAGCCATTGCGAGGGCTTCTTTGTGTTTGGGGGAAATGCCGTATTGTCCCCTTAAAGGATTAAACTCGTCTAAAGGATCTCCCTCTGCTTCTCGTAATCTCCTTTCCGCAATTTCTTCCGGAGTCAGTCGACGGTTGACCTTGGGCTTTTTTCTTCTAAAAAGAGAGGCAAGACCTTTGCCTACTGTAGTTGGCCAAGCCATTAGTACACTCCTGTAAAGTTAGTACCGCGTTTAGCGATGCCTCCGCCTCTTGATTTTCCTTTACCAGCTCCTGGTTTGGGACCCTTGGAGGTTGCCATTTTCTTCTGTTTGGCATAAGGAACAAATCCTTGGTCCTTGATTACTTCGCCTTTTTTTACTGACATTGTTTTCTCCCGATTAGTAATACTCTTTGATTCTGCGCGGAGCATTGTCCTGCATATTATAATCTGATTCTAACCCAATAAACCCTCCCTGTCGATAGCGCAACAGCGCCTGTGTGGTTGAATCTACCAAATCATCATAGTCCCCGTAGGGAAAAGCCGCACATTCCTCGACCAGTTCTTCCGCCCAACGGGTCTCAGGAACATACACCATGCCTGCCTCCAGAATAGGTGCTACCGAGTTTACCCGCGCAATTTTGTCTTGTCCTTTTCCAGGGGAATAGTTCACTACTGGGATTCCTGCCTGGCGTAGTTCATCAGTTAGTGGCATACCGGAAGCTTTGGCTTCGACAATAATGGTGTCCGGATCCCAATAAGTATATTGTTCATATGCGACTCGCTTGAGCTCAGGAAAATCCCAACGCCCTTTTTTACTATCTAGAAGTAACAACGCCGGACGCAGCGAGCCTTCTTCCGGCTGGAACACGCACCAGGTTGTAATTGCTGAAAAGTCGGCTGTTTCCTTTTTGGAGAAAGCAGTATCATAGGATTGTATTACATAGTGCATTTCCGGAACTTCTTTTTTGCTCCATTTTTTCCACCATTCCCTTTTCAAAATCGCCCCTTCTTCGGAAGTCGGGTTTTGCATCCATTGTGCTTCCCATTTGGACACCGGCAACGAGGCTTTGACTCCTTCTAGTTCTTCCAATTTCCAGTATCCGGGCCATAGGGCTTTGCCGGAATCAGGGAAAATCGCTGGAAATTCTACGACTTCCCATTGATCGGCATGGTCTTCGGCTTGTTTGTTCAACAGCCTTCCTGTTAAGTCCTTGGTCGACCAGCGGGTCATTACTATCACAATAGCACCTCCGGGTTGCAGCCGTTGGCGTGGACCGGAGGAATAATATTCCCAGGCATTGTCCAATGCTGTCGGACTAAGTGCGTCTTGTTCTGAATGGATGTCATCAAGAACCAGGAGATCCGCCCCCCGACCAGTGACCGCTCCGCCAATTCCTGAATAGAACGCTTCCCCTCCGGCGTTGGTTTCCCAGCGTCCGGCACTTTTTGAATCGGCTTTTAGGGCTACTCCTGGAAAAACTCCCTGGTATTCTTCTGAATCAATGACATCCCTGACGCGTCGACCGAATCGAAAAGCAAGTTCGGCGGTATGGGTAATCTGCATGACTTTAAGTTTCGGGTTTTTGCCCAACACCCACGAGGGAAAATAAGTGCTTGCGAACTCACTTTTTGTATGTCTTGGCGGCATGTTAACGATCAAACGCTTGAGTTCTCCGCATGCTACTTTCTCAAGTTTCTCGGCGAATATCTGATGATGACGCCCTTCAATGAAATCTGGCCAGATATGACGGACGTAGGTCAAAAAACTTTTTGCACCATTGCGTTGCAGCTCTTTGACTTTTAATGCTTCCGTTAATTCAAGCAGTTCACGGGCAGCTTCGGGATATTTTTCCGTTAGCTTATCAGTATTAATTAAGGCCATATTTTTTATTATATATAATTTTTCAGTGGACAAGGGACTCCTAGAGAAAAAAAATTAAAAAAAATGACAACGGACAAGGGACTCCTAAACCTTTTTTGTTATATAAAAGGGGTCCCAAAATGCCAAATTTTCTGAATATTCTGTGCCCGTCTGTTGTCGGCTCTTTAGAAGATAATAGACAAGCTAGCAAATGGGGGGTGTCCCCTATCGGTGATC